AGGAGATAATTATGAATACAGTAATGATTGATGGCAAAGAGTTTGATGTCGCAAAATTGAGTCCTGAATTGCAGAATTACTTAACGGTAAGACAAGAAATTCAGTTATCAAAGATTAGACACACCTTAGAGCTTGAAAAGATTGATGTTTTAACAGCACATTATAATCAAAAAATTGCAGAATTAGTAAAAAAAGAAATACCAGAAGAGAAATAATAGATGGCCGCAATAGCAAACTTAACATTAGACCAAGGCGCAACATTTAATTCAGATGTTACAGTCAAAGACGCAAATGGAAATGCTTTCGATTTGACAGGATATACAGCTGCCGCTAAGATGGCTAAGGGTTATTCGTCAACTAGAACAAGAACAGTTATTACAACAACTGTTAATGGTGACCCTACAACAGGTATTGTCACACTCTCATTAACAGCTGATGAAACAGCAGCTCTTGATGGCGAAAGATATCTTTACGATTTAGAGATTTTACAGACTTCTACTAGTACCGTTACTAGAGTTATTGAAGGTATTATTACAGTTCGACCACAAGTATCCATTTAATTCGCAGTTTTATTATTATAAATATAGATAGGAGAGAATTATATGGCAGATATTACAGCTACTGTAGGACAAAATAATAGTACAACAGCTAATATTGGTGTTAATACGGCCTCTGGTCCTCAAACGGTATCAGTTTCCCTACCCTCAGCTCAGGCTGCTCAAAATTCTTCTCTTCAATTAAAACTGCTCGGTGATGTTGATACAACTACATTAGATGATGGAGCGTTATTACAATATAGGTCAAGTGATGGAAAGTTTGTAGCTAGAACAGAAATATCTACTACAACAGGTACATTGACCTTAAACGCAGGAGCATTTTAGGAGTTTTAGATGGCAACAGTAATACAGATAAAAAGAAGTTCGGGTACAACCGCCCCAGCAACACTCAAATTAGGTGAAATTGCTTATACTTATGGAGAAGGAACCCAAGCCAATCTAGGAGATAGATTTTACATTGGTGAAGGTGGTGTTGACGGTAACGGTGACGCAAATAATGTATCGGTAATTGGTGGTCAGTATTTTACTGACATGTTAGACCATGTTGCCGGCACAGCAACCGGAAGTTCAGCTCTTATAGCAGACGCTAACTTAGCTATCGACCAAGTCATTGTAGGTAATTCACTTACAGCCGGTGGTCAAGTAAAATTCAACGAAGGTACAAATAACGGTACAGCTTTTATTGGTTTAAAAGCTCCAGATGATGTTACAACTTCAACAACATTCGTATTACCTGATGGTGACGGTTCAACAGGACAATTTTTAAAAACAGATGGTTCTGGTAATTTAGATTTCGCAACTGTGAATCAGTTTATTGATTTAGCTGGTGACACAGGAACAGACACATACAATACTGCTGAAACACTTACCTTTGCAGGTACAGGTGGTTTAGTTCAGACTGTAACAGACAACACAGTAACAGTTACAGCAACAGCATTAACAAACTCTAACTTATCGGGTAGTGCAGCTATCTCAAATGATAACTTAGCAAATCCTACAACTACTTTAGGTTCATCTACATTAACATTAGGTGCAACTACAACAGACATTGCAGGTTTAACATCATTAGTAGTAGATAGTATTACAATTAATGGTGCGACAGTTTCAACAACTGCCGGTAATACTGATATCGTTTTCTCTCCTCACGGAACAGGAACAATTACAGTACCAGCAGGTTACGAAGACAGAGCAGGATATACAACTAACTCATTAGCTAACAAAGCATATGTTGACCAAGTTGCTCAAGGACTTGACGCTAAACCGTCAGCAAGAGCGGCTACAACTGCTAACTTAGCAAGTACATATGACAATGGTACTTCAGGTGTTGGTGCAACTTTAACAGCAACAACAAATGGTGCAATTACACTTGACGGTGTTTCTCCATCTACTAGTGATAGAATATTAGTTAAAGACCAAACAGCAGCTGCTCAAAACGGTATCTATGTTGTTACTACACAAGGTGACGGTTCAACTGCCTTTGTATTAACAAGAGCAACTCCGGAAGACCAACCAGCAGAATTATCAGGTGGTTCTTTCATATTCATTGAAGAAGGTACTGCTAACGGAGATAACGGTTATGTATTCACACATACAGGCGCTCCTACATTTGGTACAACAGATTTAGATGTTACACAATTTTCAGGTGCAGGTCAAATTAATGCCGGCGCTGCTTTATCAAAAACTGGTAATCAGTTAGATGTAGAAGTTGATGATAGTTCAATAGAAGTTAACTCAGACGCATTAAGAGTTAAAGCATTAGGTGTTACAAATGCCATGTTGGCAGGTAGTATTGACGGTGCAAAAATTGAAAACTTTGTATTCACAGACGAAAGTTCTACACAAGGTGCAACTACAATAGGTACTCCTATGGAGTTCTTAGCTGGTGAAGGAATTAATACAGTTGCTTCAGGACAAACACTTACTATTCAAGGTGAATTAGCAAGTACATCAAACATTGGTGTTGCTTCATTTACTAATTCTAATTTTACAGTTACATCTGGTGATGTGGCTATTACAACAGTTGACGGAGGTTCATTCTAATGAAACTATGGAACAAATTTATTAATTTTTGGATTACAGGTATGCCTGGATTTGAAAAACCTTTATTGTTAAAAGATGAAGTTAAAACAGATTTAAAACATTTAAGAACACAAACAAAATCAGAGTTAGAAAAACTAGGTAGAAAAATTGGTGTCGAGTTAGATAAAAGACTTACAAAAGAAAAACTTATTAAACAGATTAGAAAACACAGTAAATAATGTCAACAGTAATACAGATAAAAAGAAGTGAAACGGCATTATCCGTACCATCAGCAGGAGCTTTATCTGCTGGTGAATTAGCAATGAATGTCACAGATGGTAAGTTCTATACTAAAACATCTGGTGGCGTAGTAAAAGAAGTTGGTGGTGCAGGTTCAGTTACATTGCAGAATGTGATGACAAATGGTAACACAACTATTACAGATATTGTTTTAGACCAAGGTGCTAGTTTAGTTTTTGAAGGTAATTTAGCAAACTCTTATGAAACATTTTTAAATGTTGCAGAACCAACAGCAGATAGAACAATAACTTTACCTGACCAATCAGGTGCTTTAGCAATGGACGGTGACGCTTTGGCATATTCAATCGTATTCGGAGGATAATATAAGTGGCAAGTAGTTTTAAAAATGCAGGACTTGATGTTGGTGTTTTAGATGACGCAACAGGTAACATGTACACAGCCGGTACAGGTGTGACTGCTGTTATTCACGCTGTTTATATTTCAAATCTAAGTGCAACAAATTCAGCTAAAGTAAATGTTCAAGTTACTACAGATGGTGGTTCAACTTTTTTTCATGTTGGTAAAAGTTTAGAAGTGCCAGCAAACAATACATTAGTTTTAGATAAACCTATAAATATTGAAACAGCTGATATATTAAGAATTCATGCAGACCCTAATCCAGACAGTTCGTCTGTTGATGTCGAAGCATACGCAAGTATATTGGAGATTAGTTAATGGCCACTTTAGGATATGTAGCACCAATTAGTCAACAATCTACTGAGAGTTTTCATGCTCTTAGAAGAACAGTTGAGGGTACTGTATATTACACAAAAGTAAATAAAGACAGTACAGATAGTATTGACTTTGATGGTGGTAATCCTACAGATAAGAATGGTAATAGACAATTGCCTAGTAAGGTAGATTACACAGATGAGAATATAGAATTACAATCTGGAACAACACAATATTTAACAGGTGATGGTTCAACTGTCACTTTTAATCTAACAACACCAGTTTTAGATGGCACAAGAATTGCTGTATTTTTAAATGGTGTAAAACAACCCATTGACGAAGTTTGGACATATGCTTCAAGTGTAGTAACTTTTAAATTAGCTCCATTTAGTGGTTCACAAGTTGCAATAGGTTATATAGATAAGAAATATAAAAATAACACTAGTGACAACTATCATCAATATGTATTTGAACAAGGTGACGCAACATATTTCTTAGATGATAATGGTTATTTTGTAAAGAGGGAAAACAAAAGTAGAGGGGCAACAGCCTTGACAACAGATGATTTTGATACTTTTGAAGCAACAGCTTCAGTTCAATCAACCAGTTGGCAATCAGCAGTTTAAACTCGTATAAATAGTATTACAATAAAGGTAAACCATGGCAGATTTCAAACTAGGTAGAATTAAATTTAAATGGAGGGGTGATTGGGCCGTTGACACAGCATTCTTAATTGATGATGTGATTAAATACGGTGGTAATACCTATGTGTGTATTCAAAATCATACATCTCCTAATAATGAAAACATATTTTATACAAGTCCTGGTACATATACTGCTTACTGGTCTTTACAATCTGAGTCTTTATATAATAAAGGCACTTATGCCAACAGTACATGGTACAAATTAAACGACCTAGTTAAATACGGTCAAAGACAATATAGAACAACAACTGCTCACACTTCATCTTCAACAGTTTTAGACACAACTAAGTTTGAATTATACCAAGACCAAGTAGATTACAAAGGTGATTGGGTAGCTAACACTTATTATAAAGTAAATGATGTATTTAAATTTGGTGCATATCAATATAAAGTAACAACTGCTCACACTTCTGGAGCAACAACTGATGACTTTGACCAATCGCAAGTAGCTATATTTTTACAAGCACAAGAATTTAAAGATACATACAGCGGTTCAACAGTTTATTCAAGAGGCGACATTGTAACATATGGTGGTTACACATACATTTATGTTAATGCTGAAGAATCTTCAGGACAAACACCAACAGATAATGCATATTGGGATGTAATCACAACAGGTTATAAAAATACAGGATTTTTTAATTACGGAGATACATATAAAACGGGTGATGTTGCTATATATGGCGGTAATACCTATGTGTCAAATTCAAATCACACTAATCAATATCCTACTAGCACAGAG